TAATGCTGATCCAGACTCTGGTGCACCTGCTGGCTTAGTAGCCGCATAATTACCATCTCTATAGTAGTATCTATAGTATGCTTCCCACATAGCAGTTGTAACACCCATATTATCATCATGTAACCCAATAGTAACTGGTTGATAATCAATACGCTTTTGTACAACTCTTTTTCTATTGTATTGATGTTTAACATCTGTTTGAATGTTGTATGCTGGTAACTGTGCAGACTTAACAAGCATGTTAAGTTCATTCAAATGCTTTTCTGCTAATTGAGGAATTACTGCCGCCGCTTGTCTGTTTATGTTAAATGTAACATGATAAAGAAACTTTACCTTTGGTGTTAATCTGTGATGATCATCAACAAATAGCCTCGCGGCATGTTGGTAGTCTCCAAGGTTGCCTTTAGGGCTTAATGCCCCTGATACAACGTTGTCTAAAAATCCGTTTAAAAAGCTCATACTAATATTTAGCCTTTTTAATAAAGTAGGTAGATAATTCAGTCATAAAAAAAGGGACATAAATGCCCCTTAATTTAAATTTTGCTTTGCTTAGATAGCGCCACCGCCTGTGATAGCAGTATTAATTGTTCTACCTACTGCTGTTCCTAAGCCTGTACCTTGTGGTGATTGTATTGCATTATCGTATCTAATTGTTAACGCTACTGTTACAACTTCAGAAGTTGCATAGTTTAGTGTGTTATAGTTAGTACTTTCTAAGTAACAACCGTATAATTCAAATGTTTCTAATACTGTTGCCGCATTTGCTCCGTTACCACCGTCTAAGATTTCAATTCTAGTTACAAACTTGTAGTCTGCACCACTTGCCGCACTAGATTGCTCAAAGAAATCAAACTGTTTCTGAAGTTGTTCGCCAACCATTTTCTGTACGTTGTTGCTAACATCTTCACGCAAGTTAAGTGTAATTGGTTCCCAAGTATGCTTACCAGCAAGATAAACTCTGGAGTTGTAAATATCAACCGTCATTTGATCAAAACTAACGCTAGGTCTTGTTACGTCCATAACTTGTTTTGTTAGCTCTGTTGACGGACTCGATACACCAAAGTTTTCTAAGCTCACTCTAAAGCGATACTGTAGTTTGGGCATTAACAACCCCTGATTAGATGCACTTGCGTTACTATCTAAAGGTACTGTTAATTTTGAAAGTGTTGAAATTGCCATTATATGCTCCTGTTACTTTTATTTATCTGATTATAGTCCACTAATTTCGCCTGTATTTTTCAATCTCAGCGGAATGTAAATAAACTCTACTGCTTTAACAGGTTCAATAGCTATGTCTAAGTATAGTTCATTTCTATCAATTCTGCTTGGAGTATTATTAGACTCATCACATACAACTAGGAAGTCATACAACGCTCTTTGTGACACTAGCTCTAGCATTAAGCTGTCTGCTTGCGCCTTGATCTCATCACGTGTGATTTTATCGTTTGGTTCAAAGATGTAAGGTTTAGCAAGTTTCTTAAGTTGTGATCTCAAGTAAATTACTAGTCTTGCTACGTTGATTCTGTCTAATGCACTTGCGTTCTTTGCTCTTGTCTTTTGACCAAAGTTAACAAGTCCTGCTCCTGTTAGGAATGTAATTGGGTTAATGTTGTTAGCATAAAGTGTATCACGCTGTCCTTCATTAAGTGCAATTGACTTAAATTCGCCTTCTGCATCTACATATCCTGCCGCACTTGCATTTGTAATTCCACCACGTCTTGTTCCTGCTGGAGCAAACCATGGAAACGATACTTGATCGCTTAATGCTAGTGTTCTTAGAATACCGTGACTTGGTGGAACAACTACGTTGTTACCTGCATTATCACTTGTAAACAAGCTAGGGTAGAACATACCTAAATATTCGTCTCTAGTTACTGCACCGTTGTCATTATCTTCAACTGCTAGTGCTGTGTTTGAACCCCAATTATTTAATGTAGTTCCGTCACTTTGTAATCTTACTGGACTGTCACCTACGATAAATGCTGTTAAGCCTCTATCATTGTTAAGTGCAACCATTTCACCAATTAGTTCTGGATAACTTGGAGTTGCCATAACGTTAAACAATCTAGACTCATCATCTCTAATGTCTTGGTTACTGTTAACCATTGCTTGTAATGCTTGTACAATAACTTTACGCTGTGCTTTACGTCCAAAGCTACCTGAACCATCAACTTGGTTAGCTGATTCAGTTATCCATCTGTGTGGATAGTATGCCGCCATGCTCACATCACCCATTCTAATATTGTCCTGAGTAACATCTACATGATTGCGTACAAATTTCTTAACGTTAAATCCGCTTCTACGTAAGTTCCAAAGCAACATTCCTTTTGGATATAGTGCAGGATCTGGTGCGTCAGTGTCTAAGTGATCACTAACTAACAGTTCTGCAATAGTTCCGCTTGGTGCTACTGTAGCTGTACCGCCACTTGTACCATAACGTGCATCAGCAAATAAAATACCATCTTCTGATGTTTGGTCGCCTTCGTCTAATGCTAACCATTTTGCTAAATCTGAATTATATTTGTGTACTTGTGGATAGTTTTCTAAGTCTGCTGTTGATACCCAAATATCACCTGTTACTAGTGCAGATGAACCATCTTGTTGTGTAGTTGGTTCTGTAGCACTAACAATTGGTCCTAGTGGATCAGCTGAACTGTAAACGTTCTGATAACCTTTCCATGTATTACCATCGTGTACCATAATATCAACTTCGTCAACAATACTGTTGTACCATAATGCACCATCAGTTGTTAATGCTGTTGGAGCATCTGCACTTGCAGTTTGTGTTAAGATCTTCCAGTTTGAAGCGTGGAAGTCATAAGTTGAATCACCTGTTGGTGCCGCATATAAGTTTGCAGTACCTGCTTTTGTTGTGTAGTTAAATGCCGCAAAGCCAATTAATCCTAATGCACCGTTTGTATCTTTAATGTGGATTTCTCCGCCATCGTTGTGCTGGATAATAACTCTGTTACTTGCGTCTACGCTTGCAACAATGTTAACAAATCCTGCCGCATTAATTGCATTAGCAATTAAGTCTGCATCACTTGCCGCGCCAGTTGCTGTTACGCTTAATGCTTTGCCTGTTGACATAGCCGCTTGTCCAACAATACTCTCTGACATTTGGAAACCATATGACTGACTGCTTAACTGTGTTGCTACTGCACTTGAAGTAATCGAAGTTGCAGTTGAACTGTTTCTTGCAAAAATTGTAAAATCAAATTCTTCATTTTCTGCTTCAGTTGTGTGTGCTTGTACATATAACTGTCCTAATGCAAGTCCAAGTCCACCAGTTGTTTTATCTAAATTAAAGATAGCATCTTGGTGTGTCTTGTAAACAGGAGCTGGTTTGTCTTCCCATAACTTAGTTGTACTATTAAATGCTTTAACTTTCATTTGTACACCTAAATTAGCGTCAGTTGTTTTAAACCAAACACTACCTGTAGGTCTTGTTTTAGTATCTGCTGTTTTAAATCCTGGAACTGCTGTGTGTGGAGCAATTTCAAATGCTGGTGAGTAGTAAGTACCTGCTGTTAAACCTAAGTCTGCTAACAATGTACCTGAAGCACCTGCTGAAATAGCAATCGCACCGTCATCATCTGTTGATCCGTCAGTTGTGTTTGAACCGTCACCAAAAATGTTTAATTTTCCGTCTACAACACTTGCAGTTACACCTGTAATACCTGCGCCTGTAATATCAGCCGCATACTGTGTTACTGTAGTTCCTGTTGCCGCTAACGTTGTGCCGTTAATTACAATAGTGTGTCCAGTTGTATGAGTACCTGTTGAAGTACCTGTTACAGTTGGCCAACTCTTAACCCAATCAGCTGATCCTACTTTGACCCATGCTCCTGAAGAGTTTTTGTAGTATACTTTATTAGTAGTAGTTGTTGTTACTACTGCATAGTCGCCTACTGCACCTACTGCACCTTTCGGAGCGCCTGTGTTAGTTTCGCCAACTAAGTTAGATTTGTTTGTAATAACTAATGGAACTTTATTAGTGAATGACTGTCCACCAGTAACAGTTACGGCATTGCCGTTCCACTCAAATATTCCGTATTTTGTTAATGCTGTGTCAAACCAATATGTTCCGTTTGCTGGATTAGCCGCTGGTGCATTTGCACTTGGGCTTAATTCGTCTAGATCAACATCTGCTCTTACAACAAATGCTCTGTTACTAACACCCAAATATGAATATGCCGCTTGTAAACCGTATTCGTTTAGTTCGCCGCCGTTTACTGGATTGTTACTAGCATCTGTTTGGAAGTATGGATCTCCGAACGTGTCTGATAAATCTCTTTGTGATGTAATTAAAAATGGTACTCCGGCATTTGCCTTTGTAGTACCTCTTGCTGTACCTGTTCCTGCCGCGTTTTGTTTGTCTTGCTTTGAAGCAACAAAAAGCATTGGAGTAGTACCTGGTTCTGCTGGTGTGTAAAAACTCTCGTCAATTACGCTAACTTGTACACCTGGTGATATTAAAGCCATTTAAGTTCTCCTGTTATAACAACTGTTAAAAGTATTTATATGATTTCTCCAAAAACATATATCAAAACCCCCATAAAAAGGTACCACAAAGGGCAGGTAAATACAATATGAGACCTTTATGCGAGTGCGGATACCGGCCTGCGGCGGTAAACTATAAAAAGAACGGTAAAACGTTTTATCGTAAGCAGTGTGATACTTGTTTACATCACGGTAAAAAAATGTGGGGTATACCTAAATGGCATCGTGCTGGTTATAGACAGTTAGATACTTGTGAAAAATGTAACTATCATAGTACTCATAAAGAGCAGTTTAATGTTTACCACATTGACGGTGATCTAAATAATACGTTGCGTAGTAACTTAAAAACTATCTGTGCGAACTGTCAGCGGTTGATGCAGAAGCAAGGCGCAAAGTGGAAACAAGGCGACCTTTTACCTGACTTTTAAGATCTGCAATAGTTCCTTCATTATATATATTATGTTCAAATGATGCTTTAGCCCAACGCCATTCGCTTGGGTGTACATCAGTTGGTTCAATGCCTAAGTCTTGATATTGTCTAAACCATACAGGATCAGGTCCACGTTTAACGCACCAAACTTTTCCACCCATACCTTTAATAACTTCTACTTCGTTTTCAAAGCGTACATCAGGAATAACAAAATTCTTATTAGGATTATCAATAATAGTCTTTTTAACAAAACTCACCCAGATGCCATCATAGAATCCGTTACGCATACAGTCAGTACCAAACTCTTGTAATACTAGTCTTGGAGTTATACTACGTCCTGTTTCTTTTGTCCAAAATGTATCTTCTTGTTCACGCCAGTAACGACTGTCTGGAGTTTCACCTTCTAGCATATCACGTGGCCAATCAAACATTAAAGATACTGCGTCTTTAAGTTTGTCTGCAAAACTAATTTTTTCAAAGCTGTGATCGTCAACTAGAATATCTGCTACTGTACCTTTACCGCAACTGATTAGTCCACAAATTCCAATAATCATAATGAATCCTTAATTTATAATGTATAGTATACGTTATAATTTAGCAGAAGTCAAGTATTATTTTAACCGATTGTGAAGCCGTATCCTACGCCACCAGCTACTGCTAGTGCTAGATCTTGTTCAAGTTTTTCCATTTCAGCTTGTGCTTCAGCTTTTAGGGCATCACCGTTCAAAGATGTGCCGCCTTGTGGGCCTGCGACTGTAGCAAATTTACTACGTGCTTCGCCTAACATATATTTGCACTTTGCAAGTGTATAGTCTTTGATCCATTGTACAGCCATATAGTCATCTAACAATTCAAAGTCTGGTCTATAATTGTAACATTCTAATAACAGTTCTTCTTCTGCACGAGCACGTTGTAGTATTGTAAGTTTTTTATTTGATCTATTCCATTTAAATTCAATGAATGATCCAAACATACGTCCTACAAGTTCTTGGTATCCTGCAAATGCATTATAAGTTGATAGTCCGCCCATGTTACTACTTGCTAATAGATATGTATTTGTATAAGCCATGTTAAATGGTTCAAACAATGTACCGCCATCTCCGCCACCTGTGCGTGATCCAATTGATCTTCTAAAAATTTGTCTAACTTCCATTACTTCATTTGGTAGTACATAATCATTTTGATCAATTACTGTAGGTAAAAAGATGTATGATTCTTCAACACTATTTTCACTACGCTGTCTAAATTTAGTAAATGCTGTGTTAAGGGCACTTTCATAATGCTCTGGATCGAGTTCAACATCGATCATTCCACCACCGAGACTTAGTTCTACGTATTTGAAAACTTCTTGTTTTTTTGTATTAATGTTTGTTGACATGTATCTTCTCCGTACAATGTATTTATGCGTTACGATAAATACTATTGTTATGCCGAGACTTAGTTTATACAAACCCGAAAGAGGGAAAGATTATTCATTCTTAGATAAGACTATAACAGAGATGTTTACCGTTGGAGGTACCGACGTCTTTGTACACAAGTACTTAGGACCTAAGAATCCAGATGATGCATCTGCTACAGCTGATCAACCACAGTACGATGCTGTAAAAGAAACTAATATACAAGACATGTTGTTTATGGAGAACAGAGATCGTAAATACGATCCTGACATTTATACAATGCGTGGTATATATAGTGTTTCAGATGTAGATTTTGATATGAGCCAATTTGGTTTGTTCCTACAAAATGATATTATTTTTATGACTATACCAATTAATTATAGTGTAAAAACACTAGGACGTAAAATTATGTCTGGTGATGTTATTGAACTTCCACACTTAAAAGACGAAAATGCACTTAATGATTTTAGTGTGGCGTTAAAACGTTATTATGTTGTTGAAGATGTGAACAGAGCAAGTGAAGGATTTTCACCAACTTGGTACCCACACTTATATCGTGTGAAAATGAAACAAATTATTGATAGTCAAGAGTTCAAAGAAGTACTTGATTTACCAGCAGAAGAAGGATCATCACAAACACTACGTGACGTACTTAGTACCTACGATAAAGAGATGCAAATTAATGATGCTATTATTTCGCAAGCAGAATCTGATGCTCCTAAAGCAGGTTATGATACAAGTCATTTATATACCCTACAAGTTGATGATAGAGGCGAACCAGAATTAGTAACAACAGATAGTAGTGAACTTGATGCAAGTACACAAAACGAATTAGCAGATAGAGTTAACCAAACACCAGAGCGTGAGGGCTATACAGGTTATATTATTGGCGATGGATTAGCACCTAATGGCGAAGCATTTGGAAGTGGTATTAGTTTTCCACTTACGCAAGCTGAAGGTGATTATTTTCTAAGAATTGATATGATGCCAAATAGATTATTTAGATATGACGGTAGAAGATGGGTTAAGATGGAAGATAATGTAAGAATGACAATGACAAATACTAATACAAAACAAACACAAAAAGGTACGTTTGTTAACAATACAAATGAATCAACTATTGCAGGTGAAACTGTTGTAGAAAGACAAGGATTAGGTAAAGCTCTAAGACCAAAGGCGGATAATTAATGAGAATAATTAGACATAATATTGCAGGAATAATTTTTGCAGGGCTAGGTGTATATTTTTTATATCTAGATATGATGCCA